CAATTTCCCTTTACCCGATTTCCCTTTACCCAAATTCCCTTTCCCTTCCCTTTATTGGGCATTTACCCAAATTCCCTTTCCCTTCCCTTTATTGGGCATTTACCCAATTTCCCTTTCCCTTCCCTTTATTGGGCATTTACCCAAACACACACAAAAATATCTACAAGTTAAATTCTTTAGGCACAATAATAGGGTTTTTTAACTTGAAGATAAATCCAATTTCCCTTATTATATCCATAAGGTATATGCATATATGAATGAAAGTGTAGCTGTAGCCAACATATTAGAAAAGATAAAAGAAAAAGGAGACATAATGTTATGTCTCCTTTTTCCAGCCGTCTTACTTCTTCATTTCAGCATCAATTTCAGCTTCTGTCGCAACAATGCCTTTTTCGTGAGCTTTTCGAAGAATTATTTTAATCTTCGTTTCACGTCTCCGCCTCGCCCGTTCTGCCGTTTCTTTGGTTTTGTTATAAACCTTTTCTTTTTCCAACAGTTCTGCAAGTCTCTTTTCGTCAATTGTAGCCATAATACTATCTCCTTTCAAAAAGTTTTTGATAACCTTATGTTATCTTTAATTACATATTACAATACTATATGTTTAAAATCAAGCACTAATTTACTAATGAAATCGAGCGTTTAAATATGAATAACGAACATAACTCCTACAAACCCACAATTGATGTTGAGATGAGAGAGGACGACGTTCTTACAAACGGGGCAAAAAATTTCAGCCAGGTAGAGGGCGAAGCGGGGCCTAGCAAAGAGGTGATGTTGAAACAAATTAATGTTCCCCGGCGGGGACCTAAAGGTAATGGGGGCATGGTTTGGGCTAGGCATCAGTTTGTTATAGGCCTAGCGTGTGCTGGGTATAATGTCCAAGAAATAAGCGACCTAAGTGGATACGGAATAGGAACCATTTATCAAATCCTAAATAGCGAAGAGGCCAAAAGTCAATTAAAGCAACTAATGGCAGTATATGACGACCAATTCAAAAGGCTTTATCCTAAGGTAGTAAAAAGTATCAATGAAGGGTTGGATTACCCCGATATGGATATTAAACATAAGAATGCAGCTTTATGGCTTAAATACAATAAAGGATTGGAAAAACAACCAAGTAGTATTCATGTCACTGCTGAAGATGTGGTGATGAATATTTTGAACAACCCAGGAGAGTAGTATGCTTACTCGCGAAGCAGAGGTAGTTGAGACTCTTTTCAGAATCCTTCCTAAGCAAGGCCCTCAGGTAGAGTTTGTTTTGAACGAAGCCCAAGCAGCTTATGATAGGCAAAGGACTAATAGGGATATAATAGCTAAAGCTAGGCAAAAGGGTTTTTCTTCTTTAGGCGTAGCCTACCAGGTTGTAGATTGCTTAGGCAAGCCGGGAAGCAGATGTGTTTTAATATCCCATGAGGCATCAGCTACTCAAAGGCTTCTGGACAAGGCACATTATTATATCAAATATATGAAAGGTCCCCAACCTGAATTGGGACGTCATTCAAGAAACGAATTATACTTTCCTAAGACAGAATCTACATATTACATTGGTACAGCTGGAGCACGAGCCTTCGGTCGAGGTGATACTATTACTCATTTACATATATCCGAATATGCCTGGTGGGAATCTGATGCTTTGCAACACGTAGCGGGTTTAATGCAAGCCGTTCCTGCTGGCGGAACAATAAGGATAGAATCTACGGGTAATGGCCAGGCTAATGATTTTTATTACATGACAAAGCATGCCATTGAATTGGGTTACAATGTATTCTTCCGGAGCTGGTGGGAAGACATGGAATACTCTAAAGAACCTCCCCCTGGCGGCTGGGCACCTTCCGGATTTGAACATTACTTCGAAGACATGCGAAGCAAGTACAATCTTAATGAAAGCCAACTTTATTGGTATTGGTGCAAGCTTAAAGAATTCCGTTACAATTTAAAAACAATGCAACAAGAATATCCATCCAACTTAGATGAATGCTTCCAGGCCACTGGAGGACGAGTCTATATAGATGTTCCTTGGCACGAATCCTTTGATTGGGATTGGGCTATGACAAACCACAATCCTCCTTTCCGTTATGATTATTTAAAAGGCCATCCCCATCCTGATTATACTTATGTAATGGGTATGGACGCCGCAGGAGGAACAGGTAATGACGAGGCGGCTATTCAAATCATTTGCTTTGAAACTCTTGAACAGGTGTTTGAATTTGGTAGCAATACAATAGGTCCGGTAGCCTTTGCTAAGTGGGGCATTGAATTGGGTAAAAAATACAACAACGCTTACGTAGTTCCAGAAGCAAACAATCATGGAGCTACTGTAGTAGAAATTTTCAGATCTAGCGACTATCCTAAGACAAGAATATTCAAAACTAGTCCAACAGCTACAACGGTGTTTAAGTATGGACTCAACACTAGTGAACAGACCAAAAAACTATGGGTCGGAGCTACACAAGAATTCCTCGACAAAGGCCTCCAGATTCACGGTAAACGAACCATCGAGCAAATGGAAGAGTTCTCCGAAGATGACAAAGGGAAACTTGGGGCAAGTGAAGACGGCCTCGTGGCAGCTCTTGGCTTGGCGTCAACAGGCCTTAAAAAATGGTACCATCTGCGAAACCAAAACATCCGTAAACCAATCAAAGTGATTCCGCGACCTAAAGGAATGTATTTTACTTTCGACGAAGTAATGAAAAAACATAAAACTAACAACAAAGTTAGTCAAATGCGTAACCACCAACTATACGGAGTAGCACAACAAAGGTAAGGGAAGGAGATGATTATGGACGACGAAATCAGGATTAGTTATTCGGAGGAAGACATTGCTAAAATGCCTATGGACGAAAAGCTGAACACTTTAGTAAGGTTTAGTATTTCCGAACATAAGGTAATAAATCAATTATCAAGGCTTCTTACTGAGCCGGGTACAGGTATTTGTGCAAAGATAGAAAATATAAATACTCGTCTTAATATTCTTTGGGCAGTTGTCTTGGGTGCGGGATCAGTAATAATAATTGTAATGTCCATTGTCAAATTCTTGATAGGTGACGGAGGAAGCTAATGCAAGCAACAATTGTTCGTATTTTCGAAAGTCTTCAAGGTGCAATGGGGCTTTTATACTTTAGTGATTTGGAATTCTATTGTTTTACTTTACAACCCGACTCCCAAGATGCTTCGAAGTTTTACATTCCTGATGGACATTATATTGCACGTAGGTTTAAAGGTGCAAAGTGGAAAGATACATTCGAAATAGTACGTCCGGGGACTAATGGAATTGATGGGCATTCGGCATTATTGTTCCATTCTGGTAATGTTGAGAAACATTCCGCAGGATGTATTTTACTTGGCGATAGCATGAGCAAGCTTCAGGGCGAAAGAGCCGTATTAAATTCCGGAGCAACTTTCACAAGGTTCTTGCATCATACAAAAGATGTTAACACATTTAACCTAGACATTAGAACAGTGAGGTAATATTATGGGTTTAAGTTTTGCTACAATAGATTTAGGTAAAATATTTTCCGGCTTAGGTTCTACAACTAAAGACATTAGGACAGCTTTAACTGGGATTAACCCCGACAAGGCAGCAGAAATAGATTTGAAGCTAATCGAACTGGAAAGTAAAATAGTTGAAGCTCAATCCCAAACTGAAAAAGCCATTTCCGATGACCGGGCTAGCGCTCGCCTTTTGGGAGCTGAATATGCCAAAATGGGCAAGACGAACTGGAATCAGAACATTCTTGGTATTCTTGCTATCTTCTTACTATTTGGAATAGTCTTTGCCATATTCAAAATTGGTGTCCAAGACACTGCTCGTGATATTGTAAACATTCTCCTTGGTGGGGTTATTAAAATAGTATATGACATATATGCTTATTATTTTGGTAGCTCCTCCGGTAGTGGAGTTAAAAATGTTTTACTTCAAGAAGTTTTATCAAAAACTAAACAGAAGGAGGTTTAATATGACAACATTTTTTGCTGCTATACACTTTATGGTACTTGCTCTGATTATCGGAGTAGCATTGGGCGTTGTTGGCCTAGTATTTCTGCTTAAGAAATATCCTGGGCTGAAAACAGTATTAGGTATTTAACGACAACTTTTAACACTCTACGAAAGGAGTAACATATGGCGAGTATACTTATAACTACTAATAAAGGAAAGGGTACTTCATTAGCTTTACGACTGGCTCATGAAGGGCATATTGTTAAAATGTACGCTGACAAACCTATTACGGAGGGGTTTATGCAAGGGATGAAAAATCCTTCCGTAATAGCTAGCTTAAAGTTGCTTGACCAATTCGACTTAGTGTTGGATGATGGTACAGGAAACCCTTCAGTGGATTATGATATCCAAGAAAGTGGTAGGCCTGTCATTGGTGGGGGACCCTTCCCTAGTAAGCTAATGAACATTGATTATGTAAACAAAATTAAAACTGTTTTGTGTCTTCCTTCAATAGAACCCTCTTTAGAAGGTATAAAAGTATTTACCTATGCTTGGTTCGATGGGAATAGATTTGACTATACTACCCATGCAATAGTTACAAATAAGTTTTTGGACAATAACCGAGGGCCTTCTACAGAATGTTCAGGAGTAGTTTTAACTCGAGGTGAAAGCGACAAATTATCCACTATAGCTTTAAACCCCTTCGAGGACCTTCTTAGGAAGGTAGAATACATAGGTCCGTTTGGGGTGGAAACTTTATTGCACGGTGAAAAGTCTTTTTATGGCTCCATTAAGGCGGGCTTTATTTATGATGTATTCCCCACCTCTTTCGAGCTCATAAAGGGTTCTTTGTTCGACTTCCTATGGAAGTTCTTCCTCAAAGAAGAAAGGCTCCCTATAAGCAACGAATATGCCTTAAGCGTTCGCCTAAGTGTTCCTCCTTATCCATACAATCAAGGAAAGGATGAGAACTACAATCCTTACATAAGTGTTCCCGAACCGGCAAAGCCTCACGTATGGCTCGATGGTCATGATAGTATTATAGGATGCATTACTGCTAGGGGAGCTACCATAAATGAAGCTCGACGTAGGGTATATCGTACAATACGTAATACCGTGCAAAGTGATATTGTTCAATTCCGCCAAGACATTGGGCAAATCGAAGATGAACAGATTAAACAACTGAGGGAATGGGGATGGCTGGAATAAGAGAAGAATTGATGAAAGCGGCCTTTAAAAGAGCTTGGAAGCAAGGCCCTAAGATGTTTCGAGAGAAATACTATCGAGCTCCTAAGGAGCTTAAATTCGACCCCTCTTTACAGTATAAAAAAGGTGGAGGAATGGGTAGCCAAGGAGAGCCTGGAGGCATTTTCTTTGCTGAGCATCCTTTAGATGTTAGGAGTATGAAAATGGGGTCAGGAACACCTAGAAGTGAGTCCTTGAAATGGTATAGAGATACTGTAGAAAAGTTTCCTAGCCTTAACAATAGGCCTTATAATATATCTGCTGCCCCTTTACCTAAAGCTCGAATGAAAGAATTCACCGCTGAAGAATGGAAGTCTTTAGGCTACGACGAAATGCCTTTGGAAGAGCTTACCAGCCTATTAAAGAAGGATTATGACTTTGTTAAATTTCCTGATGTTGCTGCAGGCCATCCCGAAAAGAGTCAGTGGGTGCAACTTAATCCTAAAAAGTCTTTAGTTAGGATTGACGAACCTGGAAATAAAAAGTTGAGCTCTCGAGAGTATAAAATTTTAGGTGCTGGGGGTATAGTAGGTGTTGGAGCTTCTCTGTTTGGCCCCGACGAAGCCGAAGCCTCCCCAATAGGTACAATAAGCAAAGTAACTGCTAAAACACTTAAAAAGGGTCTTAGCTCTGCCTCTGAAAAACTTGTAGGAATGAAAATCAAAGGTAAAATAGTTAAAGAAGTCCGAGGAGGTCATGGTACTAATTGGCGTGATGTTATCTTCACTGATGGTACTTCCTTACCTATGACAAAGGACTACATTCATGAAGCTGTAAAATACAATCAAACAAAAATACGTATGATGGACTTTCCCGAATCCCCAGAAGGAAAGCTTACTACTTCTTTGAAAAGTTTAAAACATACTTTATTGTATCACGACTCTATGGTTGCCCCTGCTGCTAACCAAATCCCCATAGGGGGAATACCTGGTATAAGAGAAAAAGTAAGTAAAAAAATGCTTGGAGAATTAGGTGTCGACAAAGATACCCATGTTTTATGTAAAATGATGAAAAGCGATGCTATGAAAATTTTACCTAACAAATCTTTTGGTAACAAAAAATACATCTTCTTTACCTTTCGTAAAGATGCTGCAAAGTACCTTGAGGAGATGGGTATACTGGAGGTTATAAAATGACTAAAAAAGCTAAACGAGATGAGCTTGTTTCCCATTGGACAGACGAAATCCGGGATGGCTTGGAATATCGTAAAAAGTATTCTACGGAGCAAAACTGGAAAGACTATCGAGAATATTACCGTTGCAATTGGGGCGCAGAAATTATGCCTATTAATAGGATTTTTTCCTTTGGCAAAACACTAATCCCAAATACTTATTTCAAGTCTCCTAGGATTAGTGTTACCCACACCAAACCCGGAATGGAAGTTCATGCTCGAGTAGTTGAATCCGTAGACAATTATTTAATACGCGAATCCAACCTAAAAAAGACTATTAAAAAAGCCATTCTTATTGCTTATATAACGGGCACAGCTCCTATCAAACTTGGATATGATTCCGAATATGGTTACCTTCCCGTTCAGGCCGTTGACCAAGACAATGCTACTGTCACCCAAACTTCTACCAAAGAAGCCCGCTTAATCGAGTACAACCAAGGGGTTAAGCCTGGCCATCCTTGGGCCCTACCCGTTCAACCCGAAGACTTTGTTGTTCCTTATGGATACGATAGTATTACCTCCGTCCCATGGGTTGCACATCGTATTTTACGTCCCTTAGATGATGTAATGCAAGACCAAAAATATCGAATCAAAGAGCCTTTAAAAGGAACCTTTATTCAAAACACCGGTAAAAGTCCTACATCTATGAGTAGGGAAAACCTAGATAAAAAATTCTGTGAGCTATGGGAAATAAGAGATGTACGTACCAAAGAAATAATTGTTATGTGTGAGGGGCAAATAATCCTTCAAGAGGAAGATGTTTTACAAATCGAAGGACTTCCTTATGAAACTATAATCTTCAACGAAGACCCTGAACACTTCTGGGGCATTTCCGACGTTAAGGTTCTTGAACCCCAACAGCTTGAAATGAATGAATCGAGAACCCAACTTTCTCAGCACAGGAAAATTACTCTGTTGAAATTCCTCTACCTCAAAGGAGCAATTAAAGAAAACCAACTGGAAAACTTCTTAAGTGGCAAAGTAGGCCCCGCTGTCGAAATTGACGGAGAATCTTTAAACAATGCTATAACCACTTTACAACCCCACGTACCTCCTGACTTCTATGCAGAGCTTCGTCAGCTCGAAAGTGAAATGACCCGAAGCCTTGGATCATCTGAAAACCAAGAAGGAGCCTTTTCTCCCTACCACGGTAAGACAGCTACCGAAAGTATGATAGTAAGCCAGGCTGATCAAATGCGTATGTCGGAACGCCGAGATGTAGTAGGTGATACCCTTTTAAACATTATGCGTAAATGGAATCAATACATCTTTAGCTTTTGGACAGGTGAACGTGTTACCCAAGTAGCTGGCCCCGAAGGGGGTATGTATTGGGTACAATATTCCAGTGAACAACTCAAAGGGGAATACGATTTACAAATTGATGTTGATTCAGGTATACCAATTACAAAAACTTTAAAGACTCAAATGGCTGATGGCTTATTAGCCTTATATCGTAACGATCCTTTGGTTGACCAAAGGGGTTTGCGTCGTACGCATTTAGCACAATACGACCACTTCAGTCCAGGTATAACGGGATTAATTCTTCCCGTAAACCCCCTTGAAGCACAAGCAACTTCCTTAATGAACAAAGAAGGAGGTCAGCCTCCAAATGCTCCTGAGGCTCAAGGTAACCGGGGCGGAGGCCGTCGAGGAAGTTCTCCAGAAAAGCCAATAGAATTCGAAGAATTTAAACGTAAGTTTCAGAGGTAATAAATATGCCACTATATGATGTCAAATGTGAAACATGCGGAACAATCGAGGAAAGGTTCATACCTTTGAAAGATTTTAACTTGAAAATAAAATGTAATTGTGGTAATAATATGACAAGGTTAATGAGTCCTCCTCATAAAGATTGGTTTCGCCCTCATTGGAACGAGAACTTCGACTTGAAGCCAATTTATGTGGAGAGCAAAAGTCATTATAAACAGTTGTGCAAACAATATGGAGTGTATTCAAAAGCATTATGAAAAAGCATCCTTTTACTGCAATGCATACAAGATGGTATTATTGTGATACCGAGATAATCATTGGAACTTTATCTGATGATAGTATCGTTTTGCATCTGCGTCGTGAAGGGGTTCCTACGGAAAAGATCGAGCGAGTTTTGAAGCTTACGGGCTTTGAAATCGATGAACATATAGGCGAAGGTTACAAATTAAGGAGAAGCGAAAATGGTGAATCTAAAGGACGAAGCGTCGGCGGTGGAGGTCTTTGTGCCTGCGAAGGGGCAACCGGTAGTTAAATTTAAAGGCCCTTGGAGCCGTGCAAAGGTAGACCAAACATACAAATATATGCTTCGTGGGTTGAGACAGTACAAGCACGAAATGGCAACGAAAATGCTAGCCGAGAAACAAGCGATTGAAGAAGCTAAGGAAGGAGAATAAATACGATGACAGAACAAAATAAAGAAAATGCGAACATCCCTAATGAGGGAGCGGACCAAGTGGTTTTATCTAAGGAACAATATTCTTTAGTGTACGATACTCTTGAGAAGTTGGAAAAAGATAACGAGGCTCTTAGAGAGGCTATAGCAAAAAAGGGTGGAGATGATGACATTGATGATCTTGCTGCTGAAGGTAAAAAAGTCAACCCTATTCTTGATAAAGACAGTCTTCCTGACTTCGATAAGCTATCGAACCAGCAATTAGCAATGTTTATAGGAGAAACAATACATAGTAAAATGATTGTTCCCCTGGTAACCGAAATACAAGCTCTGCGAATAGAGAACCAAATCAAAGAGTTAATAAGCGACCCAAAAAAAGAAGCTAGTGACTTCTATGACTATAAGAAGGAGATATTTGATATTTTGTCAAAGTCTCCCAACCTAAACGTCGAAGAAGCCTATTATCTTGCTAAACACGGTAAAGGAGGGGCGAAGCCTAAAGACAACGAAAATGATGAAGGCAAAACGAAGGGACTCTTCAATATTCTTCCTAAACGACCCGTTGGGGAAAAGCCTGGAGCTCCTGGTGGAGGTACAACGCCCGAGGCAAACACCAGAGAAGATGCAGCGAAAATGGCTTTGGAAAAGTTACAGAAGGAAGGATTACTACCTAAAGGATAAAAACAATGACAATACCTACTTGGTCGGAAACTGTAGATACCTTCTTTACCAGCACGTGGGCCTTTAGAAAGAAAAAGGCTGTTGAACAGGCTTTCCTTAAGACTCCCTTTATCTATTGGCTACGCCAAAAAGGAAGGATCGAATTTGTCAAGGGATATCGTAGAATCGAAATCCCTCTTGAATATGGGAGCAATGATACATTACGGTGGTTTAGCAAAGGCGACACCGTTCCTATCACCGACTCCGAACTTTTAACCATGTGTTACGAGGATTGGAAATACGTAGCCGCTTCTGTTGTACGTTGGTTTCAGGATGACCAACAGAACAGGGGAAATGCTGCATTAATCAAACTCGCTGACACTAAACTGGGTGCTGCTGAACGCGCTATTTGGGAAGACCTCGAAAGGGTAGTCTTTGCAGATGGTTCGGGTTCAAAAGAACCTAATGGGTTGCAGAACTTGGTTGCTGCCGATCCCACCACGGGAACCGTCCACGGCATCGATAGGGCCACCCATTCATGGTTCCGAAACCAGACTAAAACAGCTACGGGCGTCTTTGGCTATTATGGCTTACAAGATATGCGTACTTGTATGAACGACATCGTAAAATACTCGGCCGCAGAAATGTCTGATATTGCTATAGTAACCGACCAGACAACCTACGAAGCATATGAAGATGAATGTATGGAAATCAAGTCCTTACAGAATACTATGCTTGCTGATGCTGGTTTTGAAACTGTCAACTTCAAAGGCAAACCTTTGATGTGGTGCCCTTCCGCTCCGCCCGCCAAAATGTATTTCTTGAACACGAACTATCTGAAAATAGTTTGTGACGAGGATTACTGGATGGATATGACCGACTGGAAGCAGATTCCGGATCAGCCCAACGACCGCGTAGCCCAAATTGTGTGTACTATGAACATGGTTAATTCACGTCCAATAGTACAGAAAGTGTTAACAGGTATAACTTATTAATTCAGGACTGGCGTCACTTGATTGGGGCGCCTTTTAATGAAGGAAAAGACAATGACAGAATATGCAAAAATTGGAACTTATCAGGATGGCCCGGTACGTTATTTCAACCAGGGTCTATTTGAAGAAAGCTCCGTTGCGAAACATCGAATTGGAACGATCCGTATGCTTGATGATGGGCGTGTATTCGCTTATGCTCGCGACGGAGGTTCGGCTTTAAGTGCTGGCAAAGTAAATCAGCAATATGCTCCTACTGCGAATCATCTTAATTGTGCCGTTGCTGTAGCTGCTGCAATTGGAGACCTTAGTGTAGCGGTAACTTTAGGAGCCACTGCTGCTGCTAAAGACTTATACAAAGATGGTTTCCTACACGTTAATGATGCTACAGGCGAGGGTCATCTTTACAAAATCCGCGGCCACGCAGCTATTGATTCTGCTGGTACAGGAGTATTTTACCTGTATGACAAAATCCGTGTGGCATTGGATATTACAAGTGAAGTAACCCTCACGAAGCATCCTCAGGATTCAGTATTAACTCTTCCTACTACTGCTACTGGAGTCCCCGTGGGGGTAGCTCCTATCGCAGTTACTGCTTCCTACTACTTCTGGAATCAGGTCAAAGGTGTATGCCCCGTCCTGATTGATGGAACAGTAGTTATTGGACAGCATGTTCGTTTGAGCGACAGCGTAGCCGGGGCGGTTGAACCTCTGGATCGTGATGGTACGGCTGAAGACGAAGCTTGTATCGGAACCGTTTTACGCGTTAATGCGGATACAGAATATGGTCTTATTATGCTGGCCATTCCTGGATACTAACCTTAACCCTTTGACTAGTAGGGGGGCATAAGCTCCCCTACAACTAAGGAGATTAAAAAATGAGAATTAAAAGACGACATTTAGGAATGGATGTTATCGAGTGGGTTAATAGAGAAGCTGCTATTGGCCCGGGCATGGGTGATATTCATTATCTAGTAGCAAACAAAACAACAGATGTTCCGTATCTTAAACTTGCTGAGGAAGGTGTTCGTTCTGACAGGATTCACAGCGACCTTTCCACGGCTGAAGCAGCTTTAACTTCTGGGCAGCAAGATACACTAATGGTCCTTCCTGGCTCACATTTACTCTCTGCAGCTCTTACTATTGACGGTAACCTTAATCGCTTCTTGGGTACTACTCCAGGTAAGTTTAACATGCGTTCCCGTATAGGAATGAGCACAACCTTTACTCCTATGATTACTGTAAGTGGCTATGGAAATGCCTTTTCGAATATCTATACTATGCATGGTACAGCAGCAGGAGATTATATCGGCTGGTTAATTTCAGGAGCAAGGAATGCTTTCAACTGTATGCATTTCGGTGGCCCAATGAATGCTGCTCAAGGTGGCCACGCATCTTATGTAGGAGTTAGTGTGACAGGCTCTGAAAACTATTTCAATGAATGCGTTTTTGGAACCAATACGATTCCTCGGGATGAAATAACTCCGAACTTGAAGTTGGGTGCCGGAACCATTACAGTTATTGACAATAGTATCTTCACTTGTGCTCTTACTGATACTGACCCTGTGTTTATCGAAATTGATAATACTTCGGGTTACACGCAACTCTACCTTAGAAATTGTATGTTCCAGGCCTTCAGTGAGAACCAGGCAAATAAGGTGGCTGTTGCCTTCAAGTTCAATGGAAGCTCCTCTTGTGATGTTGTGCTTGACAGCAGATGTTCCTTCTCTGGAGTAACGAAGCTTGCTGCTTCTGCTTCTATGAAATACATCTGGGCGCCGACGGTATTTGCTGCTACAGCTGATGAGCTTAACCTCATTAACATCAATTCAGCGACGTATTAAACCAAAGGGGGAGCCTAAAAACTCCCCTTTTACAAAGAGGAACTTACTATGCCAGAATGGCTTCATAAAGAGTTAGTTAAATTAGCCAACAAAAAAGGCTTAAAAGGAAAAGAAAAAGACGCTTATGTCTACGGTACTTTAGATAAATACGAAAAGGCAAGCGAGAAGACTCACAAAAAAGCTTTGAAAAAAGCACTAAAAATGTAGGAGGTAATTAAATGTCTACCTTCT